TCCCCGTTCTTCTTTTTTTCTTTTCTGGGGGGGCGCCTCCTCGTCCGCCCCCCCCCCGACTGTGATCCACCAACGAAAGGTTCAGGCCCGTGGCCACACTGTCCGTCAGCAGTCCCGGCGAGCCCGGCCCGAACTCGGCCTCCCTATCGGCCGCGCAGGTCGGCAACGGGCAGTCGACCAATGCCGCCGACAGGGGCGGCTCCACCGCGCCCGCGCTGCTCACCATCGTCACGACCATCGGCGCCACTCCCACGTGCACGTACGCGGTGGAGGGAAGCGCGGACGGGGTGGACTGGTTCCCGGTGGCGATCGCCGACGCCGCGACCCCGGAGACGCCGTCGGTGGCCACGTTCGTGATCGCGACGGCGACCACCACGCGCAAGGTCCTGCGTCCGTTCCACCCGTGGCGGTACCTGCGCCTGACCTACAGCGCGAACACCAACGTCACCAACACCGCGACCCTGTACGCCTTCTGATCGAGGAGAGGTCATGCCCGACAACAAGATGATGATCGCCGCGCTGCTCCGGGAACGAGCCGGCCTTGAGGTTCGGGGTCAGTCCGACCGGGTCGAGCAGGTAGACGAACAGCTCGGCTTCCTTGGTTACAAGTCCAGCGAGAGCAAGGGCGCCGCGAAGACGGAGGCCCGCAAGCAGGCGCCGCAGGGGCGCACGACCAAGCCGCAGCAGACCGGCGACAAGACCGATGGCTGACGAGGCTCCCCGCCCGACCGTGATCGGGCAGGTCTCGGTGCTCGCGTCGGCGGAGGTCATCAAGGCCGCGGACATCGAGCAGGTGCCCGGGCCTGACGTGGAGGACGAGTCATGACGATCGGGTTCAGCGGTACCAACACCGCCAACGCTTGGCTGAATGTCCTCAGGGGAACATCCGCGGCGACGTTCACGGGTGTCACCACCCTGTTCGTGCAACTGCACACGGGGGATCCAGGCGCGTCCGGCACGGCGAACGTGTCGTCGGTGACGACCCGGCCGGCTCTGAACTTCGGTGCGGCATCAGCGGGTTCGCAGGCCATCTCCGGTACGCCGTCGTGGGCGACGTGGGCCGGCACGAACGGTGAGGTCGTCACCCACATCTCGGTGTGGGGTGCGTCCTCGGCCGGCACGTTCTACTACTCGGCGGCGCTGACAGCGTCGAAGACGGTGAACACGGGCGACACGCTCAACCTGAACACGCTCACTGTCGCGATCACCCCGATCGCGGCGTAACTGGAAGGAAACCCGCGCCATGCCAGGCGGAGTCCCGACCGACATCCATCTCATCTGTGCCGACCACCCGGCGTGGGTGCACGACGGCAGCCACACAGTCCTGTGGAACCACGTGAAGACCGAGCATCCGGCAGGGTCCCCGAACTTCACGGTCGCGGCCACCGGCTACCCAGTGGAGTAGCTCATGGGATACGGGTCGTCGTCTACCACCGCCACCACCGACGCCTACGTATCCACTCTCGCCATACCGCTGCCCTCAGGGTCGGCAGCAGGGGAGCTCGTGGCCATCGGCGTGGTGCGGTGGGAGGCGTCGAACCCGGCGTTCTCAAACATCTCGGGCAGTACCTCGGCCGGCGCGCAAGCGGTCAACGGCAACGAGAAGCTCGCGGTCTTCTGGAAGCGTCTCGTTGCCGGCGACATCTCCGCCGGGACGTTGACGTTCGCGTGGACCGGGTCCCAGTACTCCGGCGGACAAATCGTCCGAGTGACAGCCGCGGTGGCGTCAGGTGACCCGGTCGGCACGTACTACGTCACGGCCACAGCTAACTCGGCGACGGTGCCGACGACTTCGTTCTCCACGTCGACCATCCCGACGCTCGCTGTCCACTTCGTGTCGCATGAGGACTCCCGGACGCACACCGCCCCGACGGGCGTGGGCACCTGGACTGAAGTGCAGGACGGCTCGTACCTCGCGACCAACTACCGCGTCCCGTCTGCAACTGGCACGCTGACCGCCTCCGGTGGAGCGCTGACCGGCGGCGCGTCGCTGATGTGCGCCGCGATGGTGGCTTTCGAGCCGGTAGCCGGTGGGTCATCGCAAAACGCGGACGCCGCTCTCAGTGGAACCGGCACCCTCACCGCGACAGGCGCGTCCACCAAACCGGCAGGTGCCACGCTCACCGCCAACGGATCCCGATCTGCCGCCGGTACATCCACCAAGCCGGTAGACGCGAGCCTCGTCGTCGCGGGGTCTGTCACGGCGACAGCGGACACAGTCAAGCCCGCTGTCGCAGCCCTGACCGCCGTAGCGTCGCTGACCGCCGAAGCATCTGTAGGAGCCGCACCGCTTTCCGCCGCCGCGACCCTCGCCGGAACAGGGTCCATCACGGCGACCGCTGCCGCAGACAAACCGGTGGCGACCGCGCTCGCCGCCACCGTCACCGCCGTCCCGTCAGCCGCTTCGACGAAGCCAGTCGATGCCAGCCTGTCGGGGTCGGTCGCAGTCACGGCGGCCGCGGCCTCTACCAAGCCAGCAGCCGGCGCCCTGGCCGGCGTCGGCACGATCACCGCCGACGCAACCGTCGGAGCGGCACCAGTCGGAGCGGCCGCAACTCTAACTGGATTGGCAACGCTCACTGCCAGCGTTGAGCGGCAACTAGTTAGCGCCGGTGCGCTAACTGCACTCGGCAACGTTACAGCGACGTGCGCGGTGACCAAGCCAATCGGCGGCTCACTCGCCGCACTCGCCACAGTCTCGCCGGCAATCGCCAAGACGGCGCCTGCTGCGGCAACGCTGGTCGCACTCGCGACGCTCATGGCATCCGGGCAAGTGCAGGGCCCGGTCACTCGCGGCTCCATGGACCCAACCGACCGGGACGCCACCGACATGCACGCCGCCGTAGGCGCTGGCCCGTCCATGCACTCAACCGTTCGCGCCACTTCGACGATGGGAGGTTAGATGGCCTACGACCTCGGCGACCTCGCGCCCCTCACGGTCACCATCCGTGACGCATCTGGGGCGCCGGCCAACGCCGCCACGGTCACGCTGACTATCACCCAGCCCGACGGCACCGCCACTTCGCCCGCCATCGCGAACCCCCCCGTCGTGACCGGCGTGTACGTCTGCGACGTCCCGACCGTCCAGCCTGGACGGCACGCCTACCGATGGGTGTCGGCCGGCCCGCAGGCTGCGCACACGGACGTGTTCGATGTGCGTCCAATGTCGCCGCCTTACCTGGTGTCCCTGAAGTCCGCCAAGGAACAACTGAACATCACCTCGACGGACGACGACGAGGAACTCCGCCAGGTCATCGAAGCAGCGACCGCCGCTGTCGAGCGACACCTCGACAAGGCCGTCATCCGGCGGACCGTCGTCGAGCGCAGGAACTTCGGCAACCCGATCAGTTCCAGCATCCCCGGCGTCCTGCAGTCCTTCACACTCGCCAACAAGCCGGTGCTCTCGATGACGGCTGTGACCTCAGCCGACGGGGACACCGTCTGGGACGCCGACGACATGCGCGCCACGGAGAGCGGCATCGTGGAGGTCCTCGCTGGCGCGATCGTCTGGGGCCCCGTCGATCTCACCTACGAGGTCGGCATGCAGGTCATCCCAGCCGAATGCCTGGAGTCGGCCGAGGCGATCATCCAACACATCTGGGAGAACCAGCGCGGCAACGCGGGCGGTCCTCGACCGGGCGGCATGGACACGTCAGGGCTCGGCTTCACCTCGTTCGGCTACTCCATTCCCAACGCCGCGCTTGAGATGCTCGGCGACCGCATCGGCGGGTTCGCCTGATGGCCACCTCCCGCGTCCCTGCGACGATCGACGCCCTGGTCGCTCTGTTCACCGCGGCCGGCCTGACGACCTGGGACGGCCCCCTCGTCACCGGCGACTACCAGCCCGCGATCCACGTCGGCTACGACGGCGATCCGGAGGGCGACTTCAAGGCGGTCGATGCCGACCAGGAATGGGCCGGCATCGGAGCGAAGAGCCGAGACGAAGAGTTCGACGTCATCTGCTGCGCCATCACGGTCAGCGGCAACAGCGACATCCGCTCCGCGCGGGAGGCGGCGTTCGCCATGCTGGCGGTCGTCGAGAACGCGCTCCGCGTCAACCCGTCCCTGGGGCAGGCGCCACCGTTCGTCGCCGCGTACCGCCCCGCCGCCGTGCACACCGAGCCAACCGCCGCGGGCTGGTCGGTCCGCGCCGTCTTCAACGTCCACGTCAAGACCCGCATCTGAGGAGAGACCTCGTGCTCAAGTTCAAGAACGTCGGCCCCGACGTGCACGCACAGAAGCGGGCAGACCTCGGCGGCCGACTCGTCGAATCCAACTCCACGTTCGACGTGGACGGAGAGGTCTCCTCGGAGACCGAGGACGCCTACATCGTCGGCGACGGCGACAACGCCCGCGCCTGGCCGAAGGCCCAGTGGGAACTGGTCAAGCCCGCCGCCAAGACCGTGAAGGAGAACTGACGTGTCCACTGGTAGTGGTCTTGACGGTCAGGTGGGGTTCGCGTCCGAGACGACGTGGGGCACCGCGGTCACAACGACCCGGTTCCCAGAGTTCAACACCGAGTCGCTGAAGAAGGAAGTCACCTGGCTGGAGCCCGCCGGGCTGCGGGTCGGGACCAAGGCGAAGCGAGTCTCGCGGATCCGGCAGGCCCGGAAGTGGGCGTCGGGCGATGTCGAGCTGGACGTGGTCACGCTCGGCATGGGGTTGCTGGTCAAGCACATGCTCGGCTCCACTGTCACCACCACCACTCTGGTCTCAGGCTCGGCGTACAAGCAGATCCACGTGCCGGGCGACTTCCGCAGCTTGGGCCTGACTGTCCAGGTGGGACGGCCGGAGCCGTCGGGCACGGTGCGCCCGTTCACCTACGCCGGCTGCAAGGTCACCGGCTGGGAGTTCACGCTTGAGGACAGCGCCTACCCGAAGCTGAAGGTCACACTCGACGGCAAGAGCGAGGACACCGCCACCGCGTTGGCGACGGCGTCCTACCTCGCGGGCGCGGCAGCATTCGACTTCTCGCAGGCCACCCTGAAGTTGGGTGGCACCGCATCGACAGCGTCCGGTGAGACCACGATCGCGGGCGGCACGACCGTCGCCACGATCGTCAACACGTTCTCCGTCGCAGGCGAAACCCCGATGGCCACCGAGCGGTTCGGCCTCGGCAACGCGGGCCTCAAGGCGGAGCCGCTCGAGAACGACATCCCCACCTACACCGGGTCGCTCGGCGCCGAGTTCAACCGCACCGAGCTGTACGACCTGTACGCCAACAACACGACCACCGCCCTGCAGATGGATCTGACCGGCGCGGTGATCGGCGGCGGGAACAACTTCCTGTTCTCGATCATCATGCCGGCCATCAAGCTGAAGGCGGCAGCCCCGAACGTGAGCGGCCCCGACGTCGTGGCGATGTCGACGGAGTACGAGGTCTACAACGACGAGACCAACCCGACGATCCAGATCAAGATCGTGTCGACTGAGGCCACCGTCATCTGACCGTGAGGCGGTGTCGTTGTGAGCACCTTCGTTCAGGTCGACAAGCAGTCCGCCCGTGACATGGCTCGCCTGTTCCGCGACCTCCGCAAAGCTTCTCCCGCAGTGGCGAAGGAAACGCGGGCCCGATTCAAGAAGGCGGCGACGCCAGCGCTGAACGACGCGCGAAGTCGGCAACCAAAGCTCTCCGGCAACCTGCGGCGGAAGACGAAGATCCGCATCTCGCGTGGCCGGGTGGAGATCCGCTCCTCCGCTGAGTACGGCCGGATCTCGGAGTTTGGCGGCCGGCATCCGCTGTGGGGCGATCGCGACAAGTGGGTCAAGCACGAAGCAAGCCCGGCGATCTTCCCGGCCGCCAACGCGCATCGCCAGAAGTTCATCAACGCGGCCAACGCGGCCGTGATCGACGCCATGAGGAAGGTGGGACGTAGATGACCACTAAGGCCAGAGGGGTTCGGGCGACGACCAGTCGTCCGGCGGCCAGCAAGCCTGCGGCGAAGCAGGATCCAGAC